TCACGCAATTTTCACCAAATCAGAAAATCCACCTTGTGCCATATTTGTGCCATTTCCCGCCAGAAATGAGTCAATTTGCATGGCATGCTGGGTAAGGTGATTCGGTGCCAGGTGAGCATAACGCTGTACCATTTCGATGCTCTCCCATCCCCCCATTTCCTGAAGCGCTGAAAGCGGAACGCCGGACTGAACGAGCCAACTCGCCCAGGTGTGCCGCAGATCGTGAAAACGGAAGTTCTCTATTCCAGCCCGTCTTAACGCAGCGCGCCATGCCGTGTTAGCATCAACCCTCATTTTCCTGACTTCCTTTGTCCTGGTCCCGTCAGGCCTGACTGACGATTCCGTGTGAACAAACACCCAACGGTTGTGTTTACCAACCTGATCCCGTAACACCTTGCAGGCCGATTCATTCAGGGCGACCCCAATCGCCCGTCCTGCTTTCGCATCTTCCGGATGTATCCATGCCACTTTCCGCTGCATATCAATTTGCGACCATTCCAGATCGGTAATGTTCGACCGCCGCAATCCTGTAGCCAGGGCAAAAATCACTACTGGCCGGAAGTGATCCGGTAGCTCCCGTATCAGGGCGTTGGCTTCCTCCTTTGTTAACCAGCGAATGCGCTTATTCTTTGGCACCGGGCATTTAATATTGGGTGCCTTTGCAATCCAGCGCCATTCGTTGGCCGCGCATCGCAACAGGGCACGAATAAAAGCAAGGTGCGTTGCTCTGGTGGCGATCGATGCTGGCTTATCTTTAAACTCAGGTACTGGCTTACCTGATCGCAGGCAGCTATCGCGCCTGGCTTCCCAGTTCAGCCTGTGTTTTCTGTTCACCATCCCGCTAACTGCCGACAGGATGCGATCCTCCGTGATTGCAGAAAGGTCCATGCCTTTGAAATGCATTAGCCAGAAACCTATCCGGCTTTTGTCATCGTCCAGGCTTTTTTTGTGCTGCTTTTCATTAAGCCACCGGACACAAGCCTCCTCGAAAGTGCGCGGCTTATACTCCCCCATTTTGTCGACGCGCCAGGCCTCCGCCTTTAGCTGGTCATGGAGTTCCTGTGCTTGCCTTTTGTCCGCTGTCCCAAGAGAGCGTCTAATTCGGCTCCCACCAGGCGTAACGAAGTCGCAGTGCCACGTACCGGCACGCAGTTTGATTGACATGCTTTATCCTCCTGCACATCAACCGCATTCACCGGCTGATTGTGGATCGGGTTCTTAACTGCCGCAATACAGTCTGACTTGCAGATGAGGTATGGGCTTTTTTTCTTATGTGGATTTTTTCGAGTGGCAGCAAGGCGACCGGACTTTATCCACTGTGCAACCGTGCCTTTATCCACTTTGAGGAAGGCAGCGGCTTCATCTCTGGTGAATACTTCTTCTTCCATTGATGCTCTCCACTGACCCCAGCCGGGGCCGTTGATATTCGATTTCAGTGACCACGGCGCCAGGCGAATGGGATGGCATCCGGCAAAATCCACAGGTGGCGCATATTCGCCACGTTCACCACGTCACGTTCCGCCGGGTAAATCTCGACCGCATCCCGATCCGCATAGCCCACTGCGTTTTTGATTTCCTGCAGTGCATCCCAGGTGATGCCATCCTTCCAGCGCCCGTTCATCCCCATACCGGTTGTGTTAACGGACAGGCGGATCACGTCTTCCTCTTCCCGGAACTCCTGCACCAGAAAATATGAGTTGGCCCATACATGGGTGCGTTTCGGGTCGTGAAGCTTTTGCGGCCACTGCGATTTCGGAACCTCTTTTAAAACCCCAATCAGTTTTGCTGACATAAAACCCCCATCGACACCATATAAGCCCGAATGAATGCCGCAGCCGCTTGTGCGTTTATGGCATTGCCGTAACCCTTCAGCCTGCCGGTGCGGTTGCTGCTCGCCACTCTTGCCACCCCGGACTCGACTCGTCCCAGGCGTGCGGCAGCCCCATCAACCAGCGGGAATGTGCCGGGTTCAACTGGACGCCATTTTCCATCTCGACATAAGAGCCAGTCTGCATCACGCCAAAAACCGTTAACCTCAAGGGGCCGCATGTGTACGCCTGGCGCGGCAGTTGATCCACTCTGTCCTTCCCGTCCCGCTGCGCCGTCATGCCCGCTGAGTCTTTCCAGTCGCGAGACGTTGGCGTTACCCATCCCGCAAGAAGGACCGTTCCCGGTAGTTTCAGGCAGATTTTCGGCGTTCCGTCCGGGTTCTTTCCGCTGTAACAATGGGTTGATCCGTTCGCATCGTTCGCCACTGGCGTCTGCCAACCCGTCAACCGAGCCGCCCCGGCGACATGCTGCAAACCCCGTTTGGTTTCCGGTTGCGGATTCGTGTTCGCTACCGGCGTGGGCCACCCAATAGGCCCGCTCTCTGATGTGCGGAGCACCGATGCCCGCTGACGTAAACGGCACAAGCCCAAAGGCGTAGTCCATTCCTTCCAGGTCTGTTTGTACAAGGTCGAACCATGCGTTAGCGTTACATGCTGCAACCTGTTCGCCAAAGACATGCTGAGGTCGGCACTCGCTGATGAGGTGGAAGAAAGCTGGCCATAGGTGCCGCTCGTCAGCAAACCCATCGCCTTTGCCTGCCGCGCTGAAAGGCTGGCACGGGCAGGAGCCTGTCCAGACTGGTTTATCGTCGGGCCATCCGGCGAGACGGAGGGAATGAGACCACACGCCGATCCCGGCGAAAAAGTGGCACTGGGTGAATCCGCGTAAATCGTCTGCTGTAACATCTTCAATACTCCGTTCGTCAACTTCACCCGGCGCGATGTGACCGCCGGCGATTAAATTTCGCAGCCACAGTGCGGCGAATGGGTCGATTTCGTTGTAGTAAGCAGCCATTACGATTCCACCCCGTAACGCCCATTCATCCGCCCAATGACGCTGATAAACTCGACCAGCCCCACGCCCAGCGGCGCTATCTTCTGGTGATGCTTTTTGAGGATCGGCTTAACCACGGTGTCCCATTTTGGTTTCGGCCTGGCGCTCATCGCCTTGCGTACCTCTTCGGTGCATTTGCGGGCCTGAGCGCGTACTGCGTTTTCCTGTTCTGGCGTCATGCTGCACACTCCTCTTCCAGGAACTCCGCACCGATCCGCACCAGTTCTGATTTGGCGATTGTGGTGAACATCCCGCGAGGCCTGATAAACGGACGCCAGATTAAAAACATCGATCCCTTTGGGTTAGAGTTGCGCTTACCTTCTCGGCTTACCGGGCAAAACTGGATGCGCCCGCCGGTCACCAGTCGAATCTCGTCGACGCTCTCCAGCGCCAGGCTGAACCACCCCGTCGACACGTCAGCCGGGACCAGCATCACCACGGACTGCCCCTGACGGCGGCATTGTTCTTCTGCCTTCTCAACCCACGGAGAGATATCGGAATAGGGGGGATTAACCCAAATCGCCCCTTTGCTGCTCCAGTCGCAGGACAGCGCGTCATCCTGCTCAGTCAGGTAGTGCGCACACTTCGCATTGCTGCTGCTCGCCGCGGCGTCGAGCTGAAAACCAAACTCCAGATTCAGCGCGGTGAATATTTCCATCGGCGTCTGCCACAAGTCGCGCTCGGCTGCCGGGGTTGCTGATCCGCCGTAATCGCTCATGCTGCAACCACCTTAAATCTCACGCCCGAGATCGCATTGTTCATTAACTCGGCGCGGCGCTGAGCCTTTAATGGGTTACCAGTTACTGCACCGTTAGGCATCAGCCATCCGCGCTTTTTCACTGAGTAAATCAGCGTTACCGCGCCGACAGATATGTTGTCGTGAGGTGTTTTCATTTCCATTGCTCCCCGAATCTGAAGCCTATCTCCGCCAGCGCCACGTCCATCTTTTCGATAAACTCCGGCACCACTTCGTCAAAGTCGTTCATGTACTTTTCATCGCGCTCAACCACGACATAGTGCATGCCTTCCCGCTTCATGCGCGGATCGTAGTTAGCGAAGAACCAGGCGTTCTTTCCTGTAACCCACATGCTGTACTGCACCTGCGCCATGTATGCCGATTTGATGGCATCAAAACCGCCCAGGCGGAACTTCATGAAATCACGGGACGTAAACGGGCATTTGAGTTCCAGACCAAAATCATTGCTGCACAGGCCATCAGGAGAGCAGGCAGTGCGCAGTGTTTCGTCCCGGTAGAGAATTGGGGCTTCAGTGACATCAACCGACGCAGTGAACTCGAACAGCGCGCGGGCGTCGTCTTCGAACTGCTTGCCCCACGCCAGCGCTTTGGCGTTCACTTCCGGCGCTACGCCTGTGCATACTTCTGCAAGCAGGGTGTGAAAGTAGGACATCTTCATGTCAGTCCACTTAGTACCTGAGCGCGGTTTGCTGATCACGTTGTGTACCTCGGAGGCAGTGATCACACCGAGACGCAGGCGGAGCCATGCTTCATCGCCCTGCTGGATAGACCGGACATCAATGCCGGTCTTTGCCAGAATGATTTCACTATTCATGCGGCCGCCTTTTGTTTGAGGAAGCCAAGGGCCTTAACCGCTTCCTGTTGAGTCAGGTCTGATGCTTCACGGATTTCACGACGGAATATCTTCGAACACAGAGGTAACAGGTCTTCGTCCCACGCTTTATTCAGTGAAAGCAGCATGTCGTTGATTGACTGAAGTGTTTCGGTGGTCGCAGGGGTTACGTCACGCTCGATCTGCTGCGCCTGGGCGTTGAAGTTAATACCTTCTTCGCCTTCGGTATTAACGTGGTCAATCGCAGCATCCAGGCGCTCACGACGCGGCCAGTATTTAGCTGACTGCTTAACGACCGTTTTGAGGATCATCTGCTCCTCATCGGTAACCCACGGGCATTTTTTGCTGCTGTCCTGCTTGTACTTCTTCCATGCTTCAGAGCGATCGCGGATGCCGTATATGTCGGCGATGCGCATGGTGTGCGTCAGGTAATCACCGTCGTCTGTTTTGGTAACGACATAAGCACCGACAATCTCGCCGCGCTGTTCAGCGGTATCAAAGTCGTTGTATACATGCACCGGAGGCTTATCGAGACCCTCACGACGGAACTGGTCGTTCTTGCGAACGATTGCTGACTGGCACCACTTGATTGCGCCGGACTGCTGGGCAATGTGCATCAGTCCCATGTAGCTGATGTCCAGACAGATGGCACCTTTGCGCGGCACCAGGTAAGCCAGTTTCTGCGCCGGGTTCAGCGATATGCCGATCGCCGCCACGTTCATTACCGCGCTGCGGGTACTGACCGGGTTAGCCACTGCAATCTTCGCCAGGTAGTCGTTGTTGGCAAAAATCTGCATCGCAAACTCGGACTCTCGCTTGAAGTTGAGCGACGGTTCAGAGCGAGCCTGCTCAAATTCTCCCTTCAGGGGGTTAATCAGGCCGTACACCTGATCGATTAGCATTGCGGCCATTACGCCCTCCGTAACTCGATGTTGATATCAACCTGCTTTGCCGCCAGTTCCTCGGCTGCATAGCGCAGAAATTCGTTGGCCTTTTCCTGGAATGAATCGTCATTCAACAGTTCGGTGATCGCCTTGTTGTCAGCGCTGGAGCCAGCGAACATTTCGCGGAAACAACCAAAGCGGAACTTCGATTCGAACGCGTCAGCCAGTTCGGACTCTTCTTCTTCGCGAGCAACCTGGGCGTAGTGGTTAACCCAGGCTGCACCCTCAATTCGGTCATGCGTGAGATATGCAGCCATAAGAACCTCAGTACTTAATTGAGATGTTGCGGACGTTGCCTGTGACGATCGCTTTGATGCACAACTCGGCGATTTCGGCCGGGATGCCCTGGGCAACAAGATCGGCTTTAGCCTGGAGATTGATAACGCGGCGATGCTCTTTGTCTGCTGCGCGCTTAGCTTCTTCGTCAGCGATGCGTTTAGCTTCCGCCTGACGAGCCGCTTCCGCTTCTTCCTGACGACGGCGCTCGGCGGCAATGGCTTCCTGCTTATCGCGTTCTGCCCGCTCCGCTGCTTCTTTCTTTTCGCGCTCAGCGCGCTGCTGGGTTTCAATGCGTTCACGCTCTGCACGTTCGGCTGCGGCCTTCAGTTCCGCTTCACGGCGGGCAGCTTCTTCGCGATCACGTTGGGCTGCCGCTTCGGCGTCGCGTCGCGCCTGTTCTGCTGCCTGGCGTTTCAATTCTTCTTCGTGAGCAATGCGCTTACGCTCGGCTTCGGCGCGCGCTTCTTCGCGCTCCCTGTCGTGCTTTTCGTTCATCATCAGCGCCATTTCATGATCTGATTCGATGCGAGCCGCAAACTGGCGGTCGAAGTCAGCATTCATTTCCAGTGCTTCTTCGTGCCAGGCGTTCATCTGGTTTTCGGCGGCGATACGCTCCTGCTCTGCTTCCCACTCGGTAAGCGGGCGGCGCACTTCATCGCGCAACTCGTCGCATGCAGTCACGAAACGGCGTAGCTCTGCTTCTGCGGGCTTCACGGCTTCTTTCAGGTGGCGCAGATAATCACGGCCAGGTTTCTCGATCGCCGTCTTGCTGCGGGATACCAGAGCGGAAAGTGATGCGACGCGGGCGCGGCCTTTCGCAGTGGACAGGTCCGGCACTTCGTTAACTTCAGCGCGGATTTGATCAAGGAACTTTTCCAGGCCATTCGGCACATAAAGCACTGGCGCCTGCTCCGGTTTAATTTCGATAACTGATAATTCCGTCATAGCCATCTCCCATATTTGGTTTGTGGACATCCCGGCAATGTGTGATCTGCCAGTGTCGGTAATTTGGTTTTGCCCGAAGTGGGGCGTTAGAACTTCGCTACCTGTTCAGCCGGGATTTCTCCGTTACGGACAATCCCTTCAACCGGCCAGCACTCGCCAGCCACCTGCTGCTCGGTCGCAGCTGCTTCACATAACTGCTGGCTTTCGTATACGCCCAGCACCATGTCCTGATATTCACTGCTGGTTGTCGCTACGGTCAGGACTAAAGCGAATAAGGTTCCCATCAATGAAGAGTCCTCCCGGATGCCTGGCGGTACTGTTCAACCGCCTCTTTCCACATGCGCTCATCTTCCAGGAACAGGGCAATAACGATTTTGTTCTGGGCGGCGCGCACCTTGTTAAGGTCAGAAACCTGCGATTCGACTACATGGCCCAGGCCAGCGATGATCATCTGCTCGCGATTCAGGACGACTGATTCACGCGGGCGCTCCACTGACGTCAGGCGCCACAAACTACCGTTAGCCATAGGGACAGCTTTGTACTGCTTGTTGTTGTGGGTAACTTCCATCTCATCCTCTGCCGTTATCGCCCGGCTGGCGGAACGTTGCTGATTACTCCGCGCATTGAATGGTCTTCGTCGGTGGTGCCGGATGCTTATCTTCCGGTTGCCTCGGCGGGCTGCACTTCACCACCACGAAGACCACTGTTTGCTGATGGGTTAACAATAGCTAAAGCGATTATCGCAGTCAATCGCTTAAACGATAATTATGGGCGCAAAAGCGATAAATTCATGATTGTTAAAGTGATATTTTTTTATCTTGAAGAGAGGGAAAGTGAGAAAATGTGATATTTGAGGGTTGGTTATCGCGGATATGTAATAAAAAACCCGGCGTGTGCCGGGTTATGCGAAGCGTTTGTATGCGATGGATTGCCTGAGGAGAACCTTTGCCATTATATAAAACTGATCTTCGTCCCCAGCTTCCACGTACCATTTTTCATATATCGGATTATCAGAAATAACTGCGAGTTTATCCCTTTGCATTTGCAGCCTTTTTACATGCAGAGTTTTACCAAAAACAAAGACATAAACTCCGTCACCATCAAAGTGAGTCACTCCGGTATCCACAAATATTTGGTCGCCTGGAGAAATAGTGCCGTCCATGCTGTCACCGTTAACAGTAATGACTTTCACATGACTAGCTGGTCTGTTACTGAAAAGCGCCCTGGCTTGTTCGGTTGTGTATTCAATGGCCCTGATTGTCTCAATAAAATCACTCGTAACCAGGCTGCCAGGGCCAGCGCTAGCTTTCACGTCCAATACATCCACGCGGTAAACCCCGCTTTGGTCTGTTTTAACTTGGTAAAGTTTAGCGGGCTCACGCGCTGATGTTTCTCGCATCTCGCCAGTGCCGGTCGAAAGCCATTCCGGGCGAACGCCTAAAACCGAAGCTATCTCCACTGTTTTACGTGATCCATTTGCTCCACTAAGAAGCCGGTTAACACTGGATTGAGCCATGCCTACATCCTTAGCTAACTTTGCCTGAGTATACCCAGCCTCTGACATAGCTTGAGCTAGGCGTTCTGAGAATTCCATAAATACCCCTCATCTGTATTTGTAAATCGTATAGCTAGAGCGATAAATTGGCAAAGAATCGCTAATGCGATTGACAATCGCTAAAGTGATATCCATAATTCACTTAAACTGATAGCTGAGGTGATTATGAAGAATCCAGCCGTAGAAAAAGCGATTGCCCTTGCCGGTAGTCAAAAAGAGTTAGCAAAGCGTTGTGGGAAAGCGCAGTCGACGATCTGTGACTGGCTGAACGGGAAAAAGCGAATCTCCCCAATTCACGTTCCAGATCTGGTCAATGCCGTCAATGGGCAGATTCAGGCACACGAATTTCGTCCAGATTTGCCGACCATTTTTCCACACCCCAAAAATCACGCCGCCTAACCCGGCGGCACAACACAACGAGGACTTTCGCAGATGGAGAACGGAATAGCCCGCAAGTTAGAACCACCGGTTCTCAACCCGCTTGAAATTGAAAGCATCCTGCTCAACCGGCTTTCGTCGGTAGGCCAGAAGATTTACGCCGATCGTATCGGTATCAGCGAATCGACAGCCAGCAGGCGTAAAGGCGAGGGGCATTTCGCCGCAATAGCCAAAGAGCTGGCCATCCTGGAATTGCAGGTGGTACCGCCGGAGGCAGTGGTGGTGTCACGTGATTACCTGAAATCGGTAGAGACGCTGGCCGACATTGGTTTGCGCGCCGAGAGATGCAGGCCTGGCCCGCTGGGATGGGACTGAATGGTTATCACAGAAAAGGCGAAAGCCGCGGTGCTCGAACACCAACGGCTTTCAGTGCGAATTAACTGGATCAATTCACAGGAATAATTATGACAACACTTTCCCAGTTGTACAACCAGAAGGAAAAGAACGGGTCTGACACCACGACGCGCAAGACGTTTCTGGTGCCGTTAGCTGAGTTGTACGTGGAGCCTGGCTTTAACGTGCGTGAAATCGACCAGGAACATGTGATCGAGTTTCGCGATGCGTTTATTGCAGGCGAACTAATCCCGCCCCTGGCTGTTCAGGTTACTGAGCAGGGCGTCAGGATTGTTGACGGGCATCACCGCTATTACGGCGCGCTGGCCGCTCAGCAATCCGGTACCGAAATCCCTCGCCTTGAGTGCAAAGACTTCATTGGCACTGAAGCCGATCGTATCGCGTTCATGGTCACGAGCAGCCAGGGAAAACCCCTGACGGCACTTGAACGTGCAGCAGCCTACCAGCGCCTGATTAATCAGGGATGGGAGCCAGCTGAGATTGCGAAAAAGGTTAAACGGTCTCTTTCTGACGTGGATCACCACCTGCAACTTCTGACCTGTGGTGACGGGCTGATCGAGATGGTTCGCGCCGGAGAAGTATCGCCGACTACCGCCGTCGCTTTATCACGCGAGCATGGTGCTCAGGCGGCATCTGTAGCCGTTCGCCAGATGGATAAGGTCAAGGCTTCAGGTAAGTCAAAGCTAACCCGTAGCGCCGCGTTACCGCAGTTCAGCGCCGTAAAAGCCCGCCAGTTTATCCAGCTCATTTCCGATCATGACGGTATCGACCTGCCGGAAGAGGCCCGCGCCATTCTGGAAGATTACCGCGCATTTCTGAAAGACGCTGGCTGGGAGAGTGAGTCATGAACACCGCAGAAATTCTTAAGTTCCCCGGCAACCCGCCGGACCAATTCAGGAGCAACAGGATGGACAACCAGAAATCTGGTTACATCCCGTTGTACCGGAGCATCCTCAAGCAGCCCTGGGCGAAGGATGTTTATCTTCGCACCCTTTGGGAAAACCTGCTTCTTGGTGCCGCCAGAAAGCCGTTTACAGCCTCGTTTAAGGGTCATGAGTGGCATCTGCAACCCGGTCAACTGGTTGTGACTGCGGCTGATTTAGGCCTTCAGCTTTGCGACCGAAAAGGGAATCCGGCGAGTCGCGATCAGGTAGAGCGCATGCTTCAGGTTTTTGTCCGTGAAGAGATGATTTCTATCGATGGTGAGAAGCAAAAAGGTCGTGTGATAACCATCACAAATTATGCTGAATATGCTCAAAAAATGGACAATTTACCCGCACATGGAGCCGCACATGATGGCGCACATGGAGCCGCACATGACGAAGCCAGTAACGGCGCGGGTTTGAAGGCGGTAGCCGCACATGAGGGCGCACATGGAGCCGCACAAACAACCGCACAACATGAACAAGAAGGTAATAACAAGAATAAAAACATTAAAAGATCTACGTTTCGGAATTCTGTCGAATCCCGTAACGACGCCACTGAAAAATTTCTCTCTCGTCACCCTGAAGCTGCTGACGGAATTTACACCCCGTCAGGCAAGTCATGGGGTACCGCTGACGACATGAAAGCAGCTCGCTGGATTTACTCACAGCTGCTGACGGTCAACGCCAGCCTGTCCGAACCGAAGTGGGCTGAATGGGCCAACACAATCCGCCTGATGCGCGTACAGGACCACCGCACGCATTACGAAATCTGCGACCTGCTGAAATGGGCGAGCAAAGACGATTTCTGGGGCGAGAACATCATGAGCCCGTCCGGCCTTCGCAAGCAGTGGGATCGCCTGACTGCCAAGCGTTCCCGCAAGGGAAGTGTCGCTAAGACAGGCGCTGCTGAGCTGAATTTCGACAACACCGACTGGGTGGAGGGTCTGCTGCCATGAAAAATATTGGTACTGAGATGCGCAATCTGGATCGCCAGGAAATGCGTCGCATTGCGCTGGGTATGCCGGACCAGGGGTCTGCGTCACGCCAGGAGCATGCCGCCGAGGTATTCAACGCATTGTTTCGCCAGCTGCGCGCCGCGTTCCCGGCCAGCATGTCCGTTTTTAAAACCCAGGCGGATATCGACGAATTCCGTCGTCAGTGGCTGCTGGCATTTGCGGAAAACGGGATCACCAGTCTTGCCCAGGTTGACGCAGGTATGCGCATTGCCCGCCAGCAGGAAAAACCGTTTTTGCCGTCTCCGGGTCAGTTTGTCGCCTGGTGCCGCGAAGGCGCATGCAGTTTTGGGATCACTGGCGATGACGTGCTGAAAGAATACTGGCAATGGCGCAAAGACGTTTTCCGCTACGCATGCAGCGAGGAATTACCGTGGTCACAGCCTGTCATGTATCACATTTGCCTGGAACTGCGGCGCCGCAGCACCGACGGGCAACTGAGCGAAAAAGAACTGGCGCGTGAAGCGCACGACCAACTGGCCATGTGGGAAAAGCGCAAAGGTGAGGGCAAACCTGTTCCTCCGATTCGCCGCGCTATCGCTGCACCCAAGACCCAGCAGGGACCGACTCCTGCCGAAATCCTGATGGCCGAATACCAGCGCCGTAAAGCTAACGGGAGGATTCTGTGATGACAGACCGTAACAAGCAACTGGTTAGCCAGTATGTCGCATCCCATGACCGCAGCCGCGTAGCTGACATTGTTCGCGACCTGGGCATCAGCCGGAATCTGGCAAAGCAACTGCTGAATGAACTGGTATCCAGCGGTAAGGCCTACTGCAAACCGAAATTCGGTTATTTCCGCAACCAGACCGCTTACCTGGCATGGTTCGAAAAAACCAGACAGGAGCGCAGCGAAAAGGCCTCCATAGCGAGTAAGGCTCACTGTGATAGCGGGGTAAACATCATATTCGAACAGTGTCGCAGCAGCGACGCAATGCAACGGGTTTTAGCGTTTTACGGGAGAGTGCAAGCATGACTACTAAATCAAAACAACTGGTACGCGCCGGTCATGAACTGGCGTCTGAGTTAAAAGCCGACTGCGGCGCGGTAGACATGCGTAGCGTGGCTAATTTGCTGACCGAGCTTGCATCGGCGCTGGACGTGCAGAGTGCGCGTAGTGATGGGCTGGCGGCTGAACTGGCTCGCTATTCAATGCGTGCCGGT